TTGGGCAATGATTTTAATCTTGGTGGATTGATCACAGAGGCTAGAGTTGATGCCCTTTCTACTGTAGCCGGTGCTATGCCTTTATATAATTTTGATATGGATTTAGAAATGAAATATTATTTAAATGAGACTGTAACCTAAAAGGAGGATAACATGCAAAAGTCAAAAACAGAGGATAGGTTAGGAAGGACAAGGAGCCCAATGGCCAAATCACCTCCGGAAATACCAAAATTTAAAGAGAGAAAGGAAGTGGTTAAGCCTGAACCAATAAAAGTCTTTGTGGGCTATTTTGCCAAATATATTGGCAAGCAAAGGCATATGTCACTGTCCCCAGGTATAGGAAAAGTCCAGCCTGGGAAATGGTATAAAGTAGATGAAAACACTTTTTATGCTTTGAGGCAAGCTGACCATTGGGTTGCTGAAAAGAGGTATAAAGATGTTGATGCTACAAAAATTAAAAGGAGGTAGACATGAGCGAAATAGCATATGCAAATCAAGAGCAGATGTTCGCCATAGCAGAGACCACAGCCGGTGCCTTGAAGAAGCCAACAGCTACCAATAGGATGTATTCTGTTGGGCCTGTAGATTTTGGGCAAGATCAGGAGTTCCTGGATGATGAGCAAATCAGAGCAACAGCATCAAGACTTAAACAGATTGCTGGGCGCATAATGCCTGGTGAATACAGTTTTGATTCTTATGTAAAACCTAGTGGGACTTTAGGTACTGAGCCAGAGCATGACTTGCTGTTCAGATCATTAATGGGAGCTGGTGCAATTGATGGCGTGAATTATTCTTACACATTGACAAATGAGCTTCCATCATTTTCTCTTTGGGTAAAGAAAGGCCATAGTGTTTTTGCTTTCAGAGGCGCTACAGTTGAAGGAGCAGATTTTGGCATTTCTGGCGATGCCCTTTCTCTTATTAGTTGGAGTGGAAAGTATATGAGAGAATTGAGATGTGGAACATCTTATACTTCTTCAATTTCTGGCTCTACATTGACCATGGAAACTGCTGCTTGGGAAAGCTATAGTGAGGGAATGTATGTTAATGTTGGTGCGAACACGAATGGTGGATTAGGATTTAGAATTTTGAAAATAATTCCTGCCAGCAACAAAATGATCTTGAATGCTGCTCCTGGTGGCCCCAATCGTAGAGAAGTTACACCATGGTGGCCAACGGTCAGTGAAGAGATAGGATATCCCCAACACGGCAAACTTGGAAAGGTCACTGTTAATGGTCGTGAGACTATTGTTCTGACTGCCAATGTTAGTATGGTGAACAACATCAAATACTACATTGATGAAAAGAACAATGTGATGACTGCTGAGCGATATGGTCGTCCTAAAATCAGAGAGATTGAGGGCAGTTTGGGAATGTATTTCCTGAAGAGAGGACCAAGCTATTACTACAGATCTGAATACCAGGTTCCTAATGCGTTGATAATTCCTGTTGGCAAAATATCTGGAAAGATTATGGAACTTCAGATTCCATACGCAGAATACAGGACACCAAAGATCAGTGGTGATGAAGAATTTCAAGAAGATGTTCCTTTCATTGCTGTTGCAAGCACCGGCTTGAATGATGAATTTAAAATTGTTTTTAAATAAGTAGGAGAAACAGAAAAGGTCTGTTTCCCTCAATTTTTTAAGAGGAGGCTTTAAATGAAGCTTGAAAAAAAAGATATTGGCTCGTGGATCAGCAAAGCTGGAAAATCAGAACAGGTTAAGGAATTCCAGTATCCGTATTCCAAAACGAAATTGTTTTTTGTTGAAATTGCTTTTGCCAGTCGGTTTACTTTGAATCAAATTCGTCAAGGTGCAGTAGAAGAGTTCACCGATCGTAGGACTCGTACAAAAGAGGAACGGCTAAATGAAGACTCTGTGAACATGGGATATGCTGAGCGAATTATCAAAGGTTGGAGAGGTCTTGATGTTAAAGGATCAGATGAACTTATTCCTGGTACATTAGATGAAGCTGTATTCCAATTTGAGGAGCAGAAGAAAAAGGATCCTACATTTGTTGTCCCATCTCGTGAAGATATTGGAAAGACTGAGGTTGAATTTTCAGTTGATACAGCCTTCAATATCATCTCTAATTCTGTTGATTTTATGAGCTGGATTTTGGACATCAGCGGTAATGCTGAGCATTATTCAAGAGTTGCTGCAAAGAAGCAAGAGGAATATGAAAATTTAAAATCATAGCGGAGGTGTCGGGTGGGCTTAGGAAATCTAAAAAAAATTGTGATGACTGTAAGCGGTTGCGCAATCCTGACAACTTCGCAAAAGGTTCAGCGGTAAAAATTTTTGAGGCTTTTGACTGTGATAATTGTGAGGTGAAAAAAGCACAACCAATACCTGAAAATGAAAATATACTTGACCTGTATAATTCTCTTCCACATAATTATGATGGTTATACTGGATTGAGGATATTGGATGTTAACGCTATACAATTTTTGTTTAAGGTATTTGATGTGGGTGAAGATATACAAGATGATTATTATAAAAAGCTGATTTATCTTCATGGAGAGATTGTAACTGTAAATGAAAAGGTAAGAGAGCAAGAGAACAAGAAAAAAGAAGCAGAAAGAAAATGGAAAGAAGAAAGATCAAGGATGAAAAGCAAGAGGTTCCATTAATGGATTAAATGAATCAATATGGCCACTAGGAAAGATATAGTTTTACAGCTTTCATTCATGGATGATGGTTCAGCCAAAGTTAAAAAAATCACTGCTGCTGTCAAACAGCAACTGAAAGCAACTGGTTCTGCTGCTAAAACTATGGGCAAAGATTTCAAGTCTATGACTGATCATGTAAAAGGTTCTTTCGCTTCACAGGGCAAATTTTCAAAGCTATTGAAAACCACATGGGCACAGATGGCTATGGGCATGGGTGTCATGACTGGTGTCACTATGGCAATTCGCTCACTTAAAAAGGCTATAACTAGTGTCATAACAACCGGTAGAGAGTTCGAAAGAGAATGGGCCAACGTTACAACGATGATCACAGATGTCAATATTAATACAGATGAGATGAAAAATCAGCTGATAGGCTTATCGCCAATTCTTGGAAGTACAACTGAAATGGCCAAAGGTATGTATCAGGTATTATCAGCATCAATTGACCCAGCAAAAGCTATTGCGTTTATTGGTGAAGCAGCCAAGTCTGCTCAAGCTGGTGTAACTAGTGTTTTTACTGCTGTGGATGCATTGACTACTGTTATAAATGCTTATGGCATGGAAGCTGAAGATGTTACAAGAATTTCTGATGTGATGTTTCAAACAGTCGTGAGAGGAAAGTTGACGTATGAAGGTTTGGCATCAACTCTAGGTACTGTTGTTCCTATAGCATCAAAAGTTGGCATTAGCTTAGAAGAGGTCACTGCTGCTATGTCGACTTTAACTAGACAGGGTGTTGATGTTAATACTACCGTTGTCCAGTTAAGGCAGATTATGGTGTCTGTGCTGAAGCCAAAGAAACAAGCCGCAGAGATGGCGAAAAAGTTAGGGCTTGAATTCAATTCTGAAGCAATGAGGGCTAAAGGGTTGTCTGGATTTTTACAAGATGTTCAGGATAAAACTGAAGGTAATGTTGACAAGGTGACTCAGCTGTTTGGTAATGTCAGGGCATTGACTGGTGTGTTTGGTTTAGCTGGTGAAGGTGCTGAAGGATTTGCTAAAGATCTGGCATTGACTAGATTGGCTATGGAAGAGGGTGGTCAAACCGAAACGGCCTTTAGAAAGCAAATGCAATCTTTAGATTTTTGGATCACAACAATAAAAAATTCTTTTGAAAAATTCAGAATTTCAATTTGGCAAGGTTTTGCACAGCCTTTAAAAGAAGGTATCGAAACATCAGATGATTTTGAAGAACGAATAAACAAGATGAGCACAGATATGAATAAGCTGGGGCAGGATATTGGTAAGGCAATTGGTGGGGCAGTTGCTTTTATAATCAAATTTAGAGATGCGATAGTGGCCACAGCAAAGGTTATGGTATTATTTTGGGCTGTTGGGAAAATGAATGCTTGGATTAGTGCGTTCAGAATTGTTATGGTGACAGGAGCAGCACAAGCTGGTATGTTTGGTGGATCAATGAAGTTGGCTGCCAAAGGTGCATTGATGATGAAGCAAGCAATTTTGCCATTGGCAGTTTTCCTGGCATCATTTAAACTCACAAAAGTTATTGCTGAATTTACCGGCCTAAATAAAGCTATTCAGCAACTCTTTCTTAAGGATGGGCCAGATATATCGAAACAATTGCAATCAGAAGTTGATGACATGATGAAATTAAAGAAGATGGTAGAAGGCACAGGAGCTAGTGTCAACCAATTGAAGAAAAAATATGGGTCATGGGGAGCGGCAGTAGAGGCTTTAAAAAATCAGCAAGAGCCAGCCATAACTCAGCAAAAGGATTTGAATGATGAGTTGGCAGATCAGCAAAAACTTATTGATGAATTAGGTCTTAAGATGCGCACTGATTTAGTTGTTGAATGGATGGATTATGGCGCAGTTTTAGATGATGTAAATTTGAAGCAAAAATTTACTGATAAGCAGATTAGTTCAATGGCAAAAAAGTTTGTTGATCTTTCTGATGAACTTGGTAAAGAAGTATCACCAGCTATGCGTGCTTTGGCTGTAGACATTGCAGTAGTTGAGAATGCATTTTTGAAGGCTATTCCAAATGTGGCAGAAGCACAAGCAACTGTTAAAAATTTGAGCAGTGCTATGGATTCTTATGTGGCCAAAGGAGGAACTGCAGCAGGAGCTACGAATCTTTTTGAAAGTGATATTAGGAAGCTTTGGGAAGAGGCAATAAAAGCTGAGGAAGCATTTGGCACAGCTTGGCCGGCAGGATTAGCAAGAATGGTTGCTGGTTTATCTATTGCCATCCCAAAGGCTAGAGATATGAGTGGTATCCTTGATAATCTTCCTAGTGAGGCAAATTATGCTGCTGCTGCTGCCTCACGACTTGGTGTGGTCTTTCAAGATGATTTGGTCAGAGATGTTGAGTTGACAGAACAGGCATTTATCAACTATTTTAACATGATGAAAAACAATCCTGTGCAAGTTGTTAAGGCAACCCAAACTCTTATAAATAAATTCAAAGAGGCCGGTTTGGCTGTTCCAGAACAATATACTAAAATATTGGAAGCTAATCAAAAGCTTGTTGATGAAATGGATAAAGGTTCTAAGAAGGTAAAGCTATATTGGGAGGATGCTCTTTCAGGAATGGCAACATCTTTTAATTTATTGGGTGATGAGCTTGATAGTACTGCTGGCGATTTAATATCTTCTATGGGCACAGCACTTGGTCAGGTAGGAACGCAGTTGAAGGAATTAGGGAAGGATGGAAAGGTAACAGGTGGTGAGATCTTGGAAGCCATTGGCCCACAATTGGCAGGAGATATTGGTGCCTCATTAGGTGGAGTTATTTCAGGTGCTAGAAAGAATTTTGGGAAGTTAGGCGCTACAGTTGGTGGCTCTATGGGCAGTATATTTGGCCCAGTTGGAAAGGTTATAGGATCAGCTTTTGGGGGACTCATTGGTGGGCTGTTCAAGAAAGGAAAGACTGAAGCAGAGAAGGCCGCAGATGAAGCAGCAAGACTGGCTAGACAACTTGAGGACCAAACTAAAGAAGCAACAAAAGCTATGAGCCAATATGGAAAAATATCAGAAGGGACAGCCAAAGCAATTGCTGAATCTAGGAAGGAGCTTGATGGATATGCAGCAGAGTCTTTGAATTTTGCTGCTGTCATAAAAGATGTTGGTGTAAATCAGAAGAATGTTAATGGACTTTGGAAACGAGCAGGAGATGTTTTAAGTGATTATGCAAGAGGAGCACTTTCAGTAGAACAAGCTACAACTGCTGCTGGTGAATCTTTTACAGAGCTTATTAAAGGTGCTCAAAAGATGGGCACAGAAGGTTCTGCTGCTATGAATGAGTTCATTAAAAGAGTTAAGGAAAGTGGGCTTGAAGTTGCAGAGGTGACTGATTATATAAATGATCAATTAGGTACTGTTAAGGCCAGCTCAATGAGTGCTGCACAAGGCTTAGAGGCTATGGCCATTAGTATTGGTAAAGGCTTTAATGATTTAAAGCAAAAGCAAGATGATCTTACTGCCAGTTTAGCAGATACTGAAGAAGGAACAGAAGCATATAAGGCTTTACAGGATGAGATTAAAAAGACTGAATCTCAGATGAAACAATTGGGCCAATCTAGTGTAGGTGAAATGCAGAGATTGGAGACTCAAACTTTGGCAACATATAATGCTATGATTGCTAATGGGGCAACAACTGCGGAAGCAATGAATTCACTTGGTGGAACATTTGATATTATAGCTGAGAAACAAGAGGCTATGGGCATCAAAGGTAGTGCGGCAATTGCTGAACTTTTAAAGATAAGAGAGGTGGTTGCTGCCAATCAAGATTTGTTTAATGCGGTGGATGGAAATTTAGCCGTAATGAACGCACTAGCAAATACAAATAGTATGACGCAGGAAACACTTATGGCTTCTGCTATGGCAGCTGGTGATTATTATAATAAATTGCAAGCCGCAGGTTTGAGTGGAAATCAGGCATTGGCACAAATGGCACCAACTCTTGAAAGGCTAAGATTTTTGTCACAAGAACATGGTTTGGCATTAGATGATGCCACACAGAAATTAATTAAACAAGCAGAGGAGCAAAACCTTTTAGATGAGCAGCAATTGAACACACAAGATGCAATGATGGCTGGATTTGGATTGATAATTCAGGCACTTGGAAAAGATATTCCAGAGGCTATGAAAGAGTCTATTAAAAAGATGAATGATTTAGAGCATGCTGCAAAAGGATCAGGAGTTTATTCAGCTATGGAAGATGTCAGAAGTGTGTCTTTGGATACATTCAAATCCATGGATAGTGAAATATATAAGCTGGTAGGAAATTTTGGCAATATGGAAACAGCTATGCTTAATGCTAAATCACAAGTTGGATCATTGGGATATGATTTTGGTAATACTTTTGACAAGATCTCAAGTGGGCTTGGTGATGCGACAAGAGGAATAGGAGATTTAGAAGCACAGATTCAGAGTGGTGATTTTTCAATTCGTGGTAGTTATGATTTTGCCGGCACTCCTGGTGGGCCAGATGTTGGCAAAGGAACACCTAAGAAAGCACAAGGTGGATATGATGATATAATAAGAGAGCCGGTTAAACCTTTTATTGCCCACAGAGGCGAGCGTGTTAAAATAACCAAAGCATCTGAGATCAGGAAAGGTGGAGCCGGTATGGGTGGTGTGGAGTCATTATTACAGCAATTGATTGTGGCAGTTAAAGAAGGCGGGAATGTTGAATTAGTCCCAACTCTTGTACCAGTTGGTGAGCATCTTGATAAATGGATTATTGGAGCCGCACCTAGATTGTCAAAAGCTGGTGTATTGAAAATCCATCCTAAAGGTGTGACAGGGTGATGATAGTCTTGGTAAGGGTAAGTATATTAGGTAGGAATCGTTTGGCCCATACAGAGCCTCTGCAAGCCTTGTTTATAAGATTAGGAAAGAGATGAAGACCATTAGATTTTTATATGATAATTATTGGGACAGACCTTATGGTCCTGTCACATTCAATTCTGAAACTGAAGATTATGAAGCTGATCATACTCAGCATTATTGGAGAGGAAGAACATATCATTCAGCTGGAGTTGCAGCAGAATGGTTAAAGAGAAGATTATATGCTGCTCCGCAATTAGGTGTAAATGCTTTTATTATTGATAATCATAATCTTACAAATGCTGCCACATTGAGAATCCAAGCTCATAATGCGGATGCTTGGGGAGCACCACCAGTAAATGTTCTATTGCCAATCACTGATGATATAATAGTTTGCTTTTGGAATCAGATACAGTATTATGATTATTGGAGAGTCAGTATGGCTGATGCTGGGAATCCAGCAGGATATCTTCAAGCCGGTAGAATATTCCTTGGAATGAGTACTGCATTATCAAGAAGTTTTGACACC